CGACTTTTTGGTATGGATAAAGACTGAGTTTCATTCCCTTAATATCAAAGTTCGTATCTTCTTGAACACGAATTTCATCAAGGTCTTGCCGACGAGAGTTTAATTCTTCAACTTTGTCCAATACCTTCTGGTCGCATTTGATGTTTGAAAATAATTTGAATACTTTGGGTAAGTGAACTACTGGGAACTCCCAGTGTTTTTCGTCATTGTTCCATTTACGACCATCTATTTCATATTTGAACTTTGCCAACATTACTTTGTCGTATGGCATAATGATAGCGGCGGTCTTATTATCCACCAACAACACTTCAACTTTATCTGTTGATGGTTGTGGTAAATCTTTATATGAAAACGAAATATTATTGGTTCGTGGAAGGTCTAGTTCGCTAACATCTTCACCGAGTAATGTCTTTGCTGCGGCAATCCGCCACTGCTCAGGTAATCCCTCTTGACTAGACATCCATTCCAAATACGAAGGAACACTCCTTGCAACGTGTGCTAAGGAGTGTCCTTTAAATCTTCCCCAAGTGAAGATTATGTATTCACTAGACTTGTGTATTTCCATCCGTATTAACCTTAATATACTTCATACTTTCTATGTCCAAACGCCATCCATCTTGTGGAAGTAATCCGATAATATTCATTAATTCAACACTTGCATCTTGGATTTCTCGTAATGACTTTTGTTGATATTCACGAATACGAGTATTGTGAAGTTCAATTAATTGACGAATTGCTAACGGAACTGGAACTTCTTTAATTTCGTCTGACATATTATACCTTTCGCTTAAAGAGTTGTGCCATATCATCTTGACGATGAATTAACTTACCCGCAGATTCCCACTCTTGGTCAAGACCAGTAACCTTCATAATATTCTCAATTGAACCGTATTGTTGTGTCCAATCACAGGTCAAGTTGATAAGGAGTAAGTCTGTCTTTTCATAAAGTTGCTTACGTACTTGTTCTGCTGTTGCACGTGTGGTTTCGAGAAGTCTACCTGGCATCAGGAGTACCAAGCTGTACATATCTTCCTTCCACGTGTTGAGGTCGAAAATACTACCCATCGTAAAGACTCCCCAATGAATAGTTGTTGCTGCGGACATACAACGTTGACGATCCATTTCTACACCATGCGGAACAAGGTCAAATCTATCACCAACAACACGACCTAACAAGACACCATTACCACAACCGAGGTCGAGGACATTACCACCAGGAATATACTTGGTGTCCCCGATTGCGTCAAGAATGACTTGATGGAAGTGATCCATTGCTTCCTTATTACTAAATCCGTTCTCTTCCCATACAGAAGTATCTTCAAGGGATTTTGCGAACGAAATCGTCTTTGTAACTGGTTTTACCTTAATTTTCTTTTGATTATATGGATACGTAATACCCGACATACCATCTTCTGGATATTCGTGACTATGCTTCTGTACCACATATTTCCACGGAGTCATGTCGGTACGAGAAGATATTTTATTAATCGGGGTACGAATTTCAGCGATGCCGTGTAAAGCAGACCATTCAACAGGCCACGAGAGAAGTTCATATATCCACTTCACCTCAGTTTCAAATCCAAGTTTACGACCCAACTCTGCCATCTTCATACCAAGTTCTTCGGTTGCCTTACAATCGAATGAACACGGAAGATGTGAAACTAAACGAACACCTTGCCATCTCCACATAATATTAGCTTCTGGTGGAGTATCTGCCTTGATGTGAATTGTACGATGTGTTTCGTCATCGTCATTAAGTTCCATACTATCAGCTGCCATCGTCCATGTGGAATCCACAAATCCTTGCTCAACCCAATACTTCATAAAGTGATTGGTACAACAAGTCGGATATCCCAATAAACGACCAGCTTCACGGTCACGAATCTTTGGTTCTGCTTGCCAGATATTGAACCACTCATCAGCTAAACGTTCTGATTTCGTAAATACGACACGAACATTATAATCACCATTACCATTATATGTTTTACTGGTAGACGAATATAATCCCGATTTACCTTCTTTGGCAATAGGAACTACAAGTACTCCGTACTTTTTATATTCTTCCGTAAGTTGTACAAGTTCTTTAGGTGATACGATATCCAACGAGGATGGCCTAATATCATGCACCACCGACATACGTTCAATATGCTTCCATGCAGAATTAATAGAATTGATGATAGGTTCGTATTTATTTCTATTTTCAATACTAGTCCACTGCACACGAGTCCAATCTGGTAGGACGTGCTTTATTCTTTGCATAACCCCTTCTGTGTTTAGATTAAACCTTCAACTTACTCTTTTCTTCAGCGATAATCTTTTGTAAGAAAGACTTCCACGAACTACCAGCTTGCTCTTCTTGCTGTGAGTTTGAAGATTCACTAAGTGATCCTGCACCGAACTTTTCTTCGTATGCGCGTGCATAACGACCAGTTTCGTCAACGTGGTCAGCATGTCCGTTCGTCATATCAAACTCATCAGCAACTACTGTTTGTGAAGTGGTTACAACAGGAACGTTTTCTTGTACAGGAGCTCCAGTATCACGAAACTCTTCTGGAATTTCTGTTAACAATCCCTTATTAACCAATTCTTCTACTACTGCGAATTTTTGACCATACGCTCCTGAAGCGTCTACGTGGTCTGCGTGCAAACTAATCATTTTACATATCCTCTTTAATTAAGGTAAAAAACCGTGTTTCTCTTTGTACTCCATCGCATACTTACCAGTTTCGTCAGTATGATCTGCGTGTGGCATAAGTCCACCAAACTTCTGTGCAGTTAAATAACTATCTATAAATGCTTCTATATTAAAATTACCATTTAAGTATTGCTTAATATGCTTTAATCGAAGTTCTACACCACGACTATATCCATACATTAAAATATCTTCATATTTCTTCAAGTCAGGGCTGAGTGACAATGGTACTTCACCTTTCTGTACCATCATCTTTTCATAAATACCAAACGCTACTTTCCAGTTCATGCAAGTGTCTGTGCGATTTCTCCAATCCATATCAGCACCAGTACCAGGACAATGTGATTTACACATAATGAAGAAACGACATCCTTGACAACCACCGTGTTCCTGTGGTGTATTATACAATGCCATCTGACGTTCAAATCCGTCAACATCCGCCTTAATCCAGTTAATGCCTTCCTTGTTTCCACGACCACAATTTGCCTTATTACCCTGTGAGTCAATACCTTGCACCGCGTGCGTGGTATATGGGTCGCATGATAAGAACGTACAAGTAGCGTTATTATCTTCTGCTCGTAACATATCTTCTACATCACGGAAAATATCAAAATGGAAAGAACGCTTACCAGGAACATTCAATTCGGTGATTTCAAATTCCCACATATCAAGGAGGAATTCAATATTTTGTTCTGGTGTAAGTGCCAAAGTTTCACCGACTGAACTATGGTCGATTTCTAATGGATGAAGTCGTGCTCCGTCAACTCCCCACGATTGAAGTTCCTTAATCCACGCCTTAAAACGTTCACGATGTTTTGGCAATCCATTCTTCTTGTGGATAGTAATAATCAATCCAAGTGATAGCTTATTTGCTAAACACTTTTTAATAGCTTCAAATGATTTACGGGTGGCTTCTCTGGTCTTTTCAAGTGACCCAGCCCAACGAGTATCGTTCATTTCATCGGGTCCGTCGAGGGACACACCAACGTGAACGTTATACTTCTTAAACATTTCAATGTGGCGGTCGGTGATTAAAACACCATTTGTTTGAACGCCGTTCATTCCATAGCGTTCATAACCCCACTTAAAAATAGTTTCTAAATCGTCAATATCAGTTAATAATGGTTCACCACCAAATAGGGTAAAATTACCACCTTCTTTGGCCAAACCATCTAACATTTTCTCTACGGAGTATGTCTTTTGACGGAAATTACCCGCGTCACGCATAGGATGTTCGTAACAATATGGGCAACTCAAATTACATACTACACCAACTGGTTCTAATTCAATAGTCATATAACCTCGTGATTAATAAATCATTTTATAATATACATAACAACTCACCACTTGTCAAGCCCCAATTATGGACCAACTAGTACTGGTTGGTCGCTGTGAGGAATGGTGGTGTCGGTATGTGCTGCGTTAATCGTCGTATCTGTGTGTGCGATATTTGTATGACTTGCGTTGATAGTGGTGTCTGTGTGGGCCGCGTTAATAGTGGTATTCACAAATGGAGTGGTATTATCTGTGTGACTTGCGTTGATAGTGGTGTCGGTGTGAGATGCGTTAATCGTGGTGTTCACGAATGGTGTGGTGTTGTCTGTATGTGACGCGTTGATGGTGGTGTCGGTGTGGGCTGCTGCGATATTAGTATGTGCTGCGTTAATCGTGGTGTCCGTGTGTGCTGCGTTAATGGTGGTGTCGGTGTGGGCTGCTGCGATATTAGTATGTGCTGCGTTAATCGTGGTGTCCGTGTGTGCTGCACCAATATTGGTGTGACTGATGTTAGTATGCGATGCGTTGATGGTAGTATCGGTGTGTGCTGCACTAATATTCGTATGACCAATATTGGTGTGACTTGCGTTCGTGGTATTGTCAGTATGAGCTGCACCAATGTTGGTGTGACCAATGTTAGTGTGACTTGCGTTCGTAGTATTGTCCGTATGTGCCTTAGCAATATTACTAAATCCGATATTACTGAATGCAATATTACTAAATCCGATGTTAGTAAATCCTACATTACTATGTGCGATGTTAGTATGGCTGTTTGGTGTGTATGAATTACTGAACGCAATGTTACTAAATGGTGTGGTAGAATTACCGAATGCAATATTACTAAATGGTGTGGTAGAATTACCGAATCCGACATTACTAAATCCTATATTAGTATGATTTGCCCCAATGTTACTATGAGCAATATTACTATGTCCAATATTACTATGACCGATATTACTATGCGCGATATTAGTATGCGATGCACCGATATTGGTATGCGCTGCACCGATGTTGGTGTGCCCACCAGCAGAATTACCGTGTGAAGGTGCGTTATAGAAATTTGTATGTCCCATATATTATCCTATATTGACCGATTAGGTTGGTGGGTTACCACCGAACGAATTACCGTGCGAACCAGCTGAGTAATTATCCGCATGCGCTGTATATGAATTACTAAATGGTGTGGTAGAATTTGCAAATGGTGTTGTGGAATTTGAAAATCCAATATTACTAAATCCAATATTACTGAATCCAACATTACTGAATCCAACATTACTAAATGGGGTATACGAGTTACTGAATCCAACGTTACTATGAGCAATATTGGTATGTGCTGCACCGATATTGGTGTGTCCAATATTGGTGTGTGCCGCACCGACATTACTATGTGCTATGTTGGTATGTGATGCGTTGATTGTTGTGTTGGTAAATCCAATATTACTGAATCCAATGTTGGTAAATCCAATATTACTATGTCCAATATTACTATGCCCAATATTAGTATGCGGTGTATAGTTGTTCGTATGATTATTTCCGGTGTAACTATTGGTAAACGCAATATTATTGAACGGAGTGGTATTGTTCGTGTGATTATTAGGTGTGTAACTATTGGTGAACGCAATATTATTAAACGGTGTGGTGTTGTCTGTATGTGATGAGTTAATTGTGGTATTAACGAACGCAATATTGTTAAATGGAGTGGTATTATCCGTATGTGATGCGTTAATTGTGGTATTTACGAACGGAGTGGTATTGTCTGTATGACTTGCGTTTGTGGTATTATCCGTATGTGATGCGTTAATTGTAGTATTTACGAATGGTGTGGTATTATCAGTATGTGACGCGTTGATAGTAGTATCGGTGTGAGCTGCTGCGATGTCGGTATGTGATGCGTTAATAGTGGTGTCAGTATGTGACGCGTTGATAGTAGTATCGGTGTGAGCTGCTGCGATGTCGGTATGTGCTGCTGGGGTGGTATTGTCCGTATGTGCTGCGTTAATTGTGGTATTAACGAATGCAATATTAGTATGTGATGCCGGAGTAGTATTATCCGTATGCGCTGCCGTTACGTCAGTGTGTCCTCTACGTTCTACACCAGCGCTAGAAATCCAGTACCAGAATGTACTTTCTACCCAAACTGATCCTGGCTTAGACCCTGCAACAGAACCTAAATCGGTGTATGCGATGGTGCGGTCAACACCAGTAGCAGAAATATAATGGAAATCATTTCCATCTACCCAGATTGACCCAGGTTTTGCTCCCACAGGACTACTACCCGCCGTGCCTGTGTAATAGTATTCATTACCAGACCCGTCAACAAATCTAAAGGTTTCTCCATCAACCCATATACTACCAGGTGCCTTTGGCATATATTAAAATCTCCACATAACGTCTACCTTCATATAAGTAGTATTTCTCATATCTTTACCTATAAAAATAACGTTAAACACACGTATAAGTTCCTAAACAACCATCCGGTCTTTTTGCACAAACCACAGAATATACACTACTATTTGGGTTTGGATAGAAATTTGACCCAGACGATGCACTACCTTCCGCACAAGTAACATAACCAGCAGGACATTCTGCGTCAACCCCACGACTACCTTGTGCTCCTGTTGGACCTTGAACACCAGTAATACCTGTTACACCCGTTATACCCGCCGATGCAGCTGGTGCTGCTGGTCCTGTTGTTCCTACTGGTCCTGTTGCCCCTTGTGGTCCACTTGGTCCTGTGGAACCCGTTGTGGGTAATCCTACTGGTCCTGTTGGTCCAGTAATACCAACAAGATTGGTTAATCCCGTTGGTCCAGTGGTTCCAATTACACCTGTTGCACCCGTAATGCCCACAACACCAGTTGCTCCTGTTGCACCCGTTGCACCTGTTGGTCCCGTAGAACCAGAAGCAAATGATGCAATACCTGTTGGACCTGTTGGACCAGTAGTTCCTCGAACACCAGTGATTCCTGTTGGTCCTGTCGGGCCTGTACTTCCTGTTACACCTGTTGGACCTGTGATACCTGTAACACCGATAATACCCGCAGGTCCAGTTGGTCCCGTTGGCCCCGAACTAGTCAATCCTGTAGGACCAGTTGCACCAGTAGGTCCAGTCGAACCAGACCCCGCTGCACCTTGTGGACCAGACGGACCTGTTGGTCCTCGTACACCCGTAACACCCGTTGGTCCAGGACCATAGGATGCGGTCAATACGTTTACATTCACCGCATATGTTGCGACAAATGCTAAACTACTCGTGAGTGCGAAGCTTGAGGTGGTGGGTGTACCAAGTGGAAAAAATTGTGTCATATCTTATTATAGGAATGCGTCACTGTGGGCTGCCGCAACATTTGAATGTGGGGTAGTACTATTGGTAAATGGTGTTGTACTATCAGTATGTGCTGCTGGTGTAGTACTTGAAATATTAGTATGACTTGCGTTAATCGTAATATCAGTATGTGCTGCCGAAATATCACTGTGACTTGCATTAATTGTAATATTGGTGTGTGCTGCATTAATTGTAATATTACTAAATGCTATATCACTATGCGATGCTGGTGTTGTATTATCACTATGTGATGGACCTGTGTAATTATCGGTGTGGAGTGTTGGAATCGTACTATCACCATGCGAAATATCATTATGCGCTGCGTTTGTTGTGTTGTCCGTGTGCGCTGCAGATATATTACTGTGTGATATGTCCGTATGTGATGCATTGATTGTTGTATTAACGAATGCAATATTATTGAATGGTGTGGTATTATCAGTATGCGATGCGTTAATTGTAGTATCGGTATGTGATGCGTTAATTGTAGTATCGGTATGTGCTGCCGAAATATTACTGTGACTAATATCGGTATGTGCTTTCGGAGTATAACTATTGCTAAATGGTATAGTAGTATCTGTATGTGTACCTGGTGTAGTAGTATTGACGAAAGCTACGTTGTCAAATGGTATGGTACTATTCGTGTGTGACGAGTTAATTGTTGTGTCCGAATGATTATTGCCGATATAACTATTTGAAAACGATATGTTACTAAATGGAGTAGTATTGTCCGTATGTGACGCATTAATTGTCACATCCGTGTGTGCACCGGATACATCATCGTGTGCTATGTTGGTATGCGGGGTATTTGAGTGTTGTGGACCTGGCATTAGTTATTTCCTGTTATAAACATTTTATTATACGAATACACATACACCATCTTGACATCCACAGTATGGATAACAATCACAGAATTCATCACATTCCCCAGGAGTGTTAAATGTTGCACATTGTGAACATTGAGCTGGTGTATAGTTGTTGCCGAACGCTGTATTAGTAAAAGCCACGTTTTGATGTAATGTTACACTATCAGCATGTGATGGGTTGGTAGTATTATCTAGATGTCCTGCAGATATATTACTATGACTAATATTCGTATGACTTGCGTTTGTAGTATTATCTGTATGTGATGCGTTAATTGTGGTGTCACTGTGTGATAGACTTGTATTCCCGTGTGAAATATCAGTGTGTGTTTTTGCAGTTGTATTATCCGTGTGTGATGCTGCAATATTAGTGTGCGATGCATTGATAGTACTATTGACAAACGCTATATTACTAAATGGTGTAGTATTATCTGTGTGTGATGCGTTAATAGTGGTGTCAGTATGCGATGCATTAATTGTAGTATCCGTGTGTGCCGCTGAAATATTTGTATGAGAAATATTTGTATGTGCTGCGTTAATCGTAGTGTTAGTAAATGCAATATTACTAAATGGGGTGGTACTATCTGTATGTGCTGCGTTAATTGTTAAATTTGCATGAGAAATATTTGTGTGAGATCCAGGAATAGTACTATCCGTATGCGCACCAGGACTGTCTCCGTGACTTGCTGCTGTATCGGAATGTGCCGGTGAAGTGTAATTATCTGAATGTCCCATATAATATCCTAATTAGAATGGTGGATTACCACCAAATGAATTTGTATGTTGCCCAGGTGTGTATGAATTTGCGTGTGCAGTATACACGTTTGTATGTGGTGCAAACGTATTATCTGTATGTGCTGCGTTTATCGTGATATTAGAATGTGCAATATCAGAATGCGATGCATTGGTGGTATTGTCCGTATGTGCTGCGTTAATTGTAATATTACTATGTGGAGTAGTATTATCTGTATGTGATGCTGGTGTGGTTGATACTATATCCGAATGTGACGGATTTGTAGTGTTGTCTGTGTGCGCAGCCGCAATATTGGTGTGACTTGCAGCTATATCACTATGCGGAACCGTAATATCTGAATGTGTTTGGTTACATGAACCAGTAACGAAAAATGCTGCTCGACCTGCCGCACCTTGTGGTCCAGTTGGTCCTACTGCACCTGTTGGTCCTGTAACACCCGTTGGTCCCGAAATACCGAACGTATTTGGTCCTGTTGAACCTTGTGGACCAGTTGCTCCTGTTGCACCTGTTGGGCCGACAGGTCCAGTTGCTCCAGTTGACCCCGATGGTCCAGTTGGACCTGTTGCTCCCGTTGGTCCGACACCTGTTGGTCCTGTTGCTCCTTGTGGACCTGTTGGACCAGATGAACCTGTTGGTCCTGTAACACCCGATACACCAATAACACCTGCTACTATACTAGTTCTACCTAATGGTCCAGTTGGACCTGTAACACCTGTTGGTCCAGAAATACCTTGTGGTCCAGTTGGTCCAGTTACACCAATAACACCAGTAGAACCTGTAATACCTGTTGGGCCTGTTGGACCTGTTGCACCACGTATACCAGATGGTCCTGTTGGTCCTGTAGATCCCGATGTTTGTGGTCCTGTGGAACCTGAGGTACCTAGAACACCAGTTGACCCAGATACACCAGTTGGTCCTGTTGGACCTGTTGCACCCGTTGCTCCTGTTGGTCCTGAGACACCACTTGGTCCAGTAAATCCACCTAATGAAAATGACGCTGTTAAGAACCCAGACCCACTGTTAATAGCAATAGATGCGGTGGTGGTTCTACCTACCACATTTAGTGCAAATGAACTAGTTGTTGGTGTTCCAAACGGAAAAAACTTAAACGTCATAACTTATAATCTCTCTTATTATGGTGTATTGACACCTGTTGGTCCAGTTGCTCCCACTGCTCCTGCTGGTCCTGTAGCACCCGTTGGACCTGTTGCACCTGTTGGTCCTGTAAATGCCGTACCTTGTGCTCCTGTTGGACCAGTTGGACCTGTTACACCGATTGTTCCTTGTGGACCTGATGGACCGCGTGGACCAGATGGGCCTGTAACACCTGTTGGTCCAGAAATGCCAGTGATAGCAACACCAGTACTACCTTGTGGACCTGTTGCACCCGTAACACCTTGTGGTCCTCCAATACCCTGTACACCAGTTGGTCCTGTTGGTCCACTTGGTCCCGTTGGACCCGTTGCACCAGTAATGCCCACAATTCCTGTTGCACCTTGTATACCTGTTGGTCCTGTACTACCAGATACACCAATTGGTCCTGTTGGACCTGTAGATGCTGCTCCCGTTGCACCTGTTGCTCCCGTAGGACCAGTAATACCTGTTGGTCCTGTTGGCCCTGTTGCAGAACGTGGTCCAGTTGGTCCTGTAACACCAATTGGTCCTGTTGGTCCTATACCAGTTGCACCCGTGACACCTGTAACACCTTGTACTACTGATGTTGCACCTGTCGGACCTGTTGCACCACCACCTGCAATAGAATACGATGCGGACATACCAGACAAGACGAAAGACGCGGTAGCGGCAGTTGATCCTGTGTATGCGAACGAAGAAGTAAATGTTCTAAACGGAAAAAATTTTAACATAGTATTCTAGTATAAATATCTAACATCAAAATATGACTTTTGTTTTTAGGGTGTTACTGCTGACCATTTTCCAATCGGACAAGACGATGTTGCGATTTGTGTCTTGGTTTTCATAAAACAACCACATTTTTCACAACGAAAACTATCTTGTGTTAAAAACTCACATCCACGACACGTTTCAAATCGTTGAAATGCTATATCTGCGTCAACCAATACAGGTAATCCCACTGCTGCGTTCTTTCCTGCGTGCCACATTTCTTTTGCAAAATTACGAGCTTGTTGAAACAATGAAGGAAAATTTGATGTATCTTCTGATTTGACTAATGCTGCCGTTCGTTCGTAACTTTCTTTCTTTTCTTCACCATAAGCTGCTTCTGCATAAGACATTCCCTGCATCATCTTGATTGCCGTAACAATATCAATTGGTGCATCCATTGCTCGTTGACCTTGACGATAAAAGAGTGGTGTATGATTTTTTGGTGCGAAATAATACACCGCCTGGGTCATTGGTCGTGGAAACATAATTGGTTCTTCACGATAACAAATTACGTGTAAATGAACTGGATTTGCCTGATTTCTTATTTGATTTTCAAAATCAGTCAAAAACTTTCCTTTATAATTTTCACAACCTTCTGCAACGATAACTGCGATTACAACATGCTCTGCTGTATCTATCAGTTCTTGTAATTCACGAAACATTTGTAAACTCATAATAACCTCAATCTTCTAGTGAAAATAAATAAATCGATGATGATATTGTTCCTGTTGCCGATCCATTTGTTATAGTGTAGTACGTTTCTGAATCAGGTGATACTAATCCGGTACTTACCAAATCGTTATCGTTTCTACCCACCAAAATAGGTGTCATTGGTGTTTTTGCAACATCTTCCATATAAATGTCTGCAATCAATCCACTACCAGAACTTGGTTCCGTTCCAAATGACCTTGATATTTCTGTTACATCATTACGATAACTTTGACTCGTATACAAACGTAAACGTATCGGCGCCGCAGTAGGTTCTACCGCGTATAACAAATATGTTTTTGGTGTGCTGATACTTCCTGTTCTATGACTACCCGATGCGAGTGCAGATGCACTTATGATGGTGGTGGTATGTGTCACAACACCAGACAAGTTTGCAACGGAAGGATCTTCCATTAAAAATCTGGTAATAGTAACTCTATCTCCAGCGTCTAAATTAAATCCAGACGATGAATCAATCGTATAATATATACTAGATGATATAGGATTGTCAAGGTTTACACCAAAAATAGGTGGTGCCAAATGGAAGAGGCTTTCTGCCCCCAAATTAATATCTGCTATTAATCCTATAGCGGATGGTATACTTTGAGATATAAATGGACGAGATAATTCTGTTGCATCATTTCTACTACCTGTATCTCCGTAGAATCTTATTCTACAACGTTTTGTAGATTGAATTGCTGTCAACGTAAATGTTCTACCTAAATCTACAGACCCAGTATATCGTACATTTGCTGTAGTGATTGGTATTATTACATTTTCACGTTTCAACGCAGTTGACCCTGCGAGAATTTGTTCATTAAGACCCATATCTATTATAACCTCTTATTATAATGCGTACAAATTAGTTCCAACAGGAACCACTAATCTATATTGATTACCACTACCAGATACTACTCCTTGGAAATTTGATCCTGATGGAACGATGTATTGTCCCGCAAGTGATGCGACACTTTGCACAGAACTACTGTATACACCACTTAACTTATTTTGGATACTGTTATAATCAATTTGTGTTGATGAGGATACGATTCCAGCTAACAACATTGTGCCTGTTGCTGTGATATTTTGTGCTGTAATTGTTCCTGTTAATGTTGGTGATGCACTCATCACCACATTTCCAGTACCAGTAATTGCATTCGATACTAGTCCATCCGATGCGTTAGTAAAGACTGCTTGATTTGCTGTAAGTCCGGATGCTGTTACTGCCGTTGCACTAACTGCGTTTGTAACAGTTAATGCTGTAAACGATGGGCTACTAGATTGTGAAACTATATTTTGTAACAGTAACGTACCATTAGCGGTAATGTTTGCTGCAGTTAATGTACCTGTTAAGGTTGGTGATGCAGACATTACTACATTACCAGTACCAGTAATTGCATTGGATACTAAACCATCACTACCATTAGTAAAGACTGCTTGGTTTACAGTTAGTGATGATGCGGTAATGAATGTTGCGTTGACCGATGCTGGTGCGATATTTTGTGATGCAACCAACGACACCACTTGTGTCGATGACGATGCCACACCACTCAATTTATTTTGAATTGAATTATAATCAATTTGACCAGAACTTGTTACCCATCCTGGATATTGTGCTGAACTACTGACGGTTCCACCAGGAAGTAATGGTTGAACTTGACCAGATGCGGATACAACACCACTTAATTTGTTGGTAATTGAATTGTAGTCAATTTGTGATGATGCTGTTACCCATCCAGGATATTGTGCTGATGAGGTTACTGTACCACCAGGAAGTAATGGTTTAACTTGGGTTGATGACGATACTACACCAGACAACTTATTTTGAATTGAATTGTAATCAATTTGACTTGATGCGGTCACCCATCCTGGATATTGTGCGGAACTTGATAATGTTCCACCAGGTAATAATGTTTGAACTTGGGTTGATGAAGATACTGCACCTGGAAGTGCTGCAATAGCACGTGCGTTAGTGAAATATAGATTTACACCTTCCGTTAAGTTTGTTGTGGTTGCCGTACCAAGGAAACTTGCAGAATGTACATTTTCAACATTTAATTTATTTTTTACACGTGCATCTGTGTAATATAAATTTATTGTACCTTCATTTAATCCATCAGTACTGACCGCAAGTGAACCAGATACTCCGATTGCCAAACTTGCGGTTAATGCATAACTTGCACTTGTAACCTGAACCGCTGCGATTTGAGTTGAACTTGATACTGTACCCGTTGGTAATCTATCCACTACTTGTTGTGAACTACTTAGTACTGATAGAGAATTAATATAATTTAATACAAGTGAATTTGCATAATATCTGTTAGTAGAACCCTGTGTTAAGTTGTCCGTAGTTGCTGTACCCAAGAAGCTACCTGAGTGTACTACGTCATTACTCAATTTTGCCTTAACACGTGCATCTGTATAATAAAGATTGGTGACACCTTCTGCAAGATTGTTAGTTGTTGCTGTTCCCAAGAAACTTGCCGAATGAACACCACCAAGTTGTGCTGCTACAGCTGTTGCAAAGTTTGCAGTTGCACCAGCGTTGATTTGACCAGAACTTGACACAGTTCCTGCTGGAAGATTATTTGCAATTTGTGTAGAACTACTATATACACCAGACAACTTATTGGTGATACTATTATAGTCAATTTGTGAAGATGCTGTCACCCAACCAGGATATTGTGCTGATGAAGAAACAGTACCCGCTGGTAATTGTGTTGATGAAGAAATAATACCACCAGGTAATGCTGCATTTGAGATATTGGTTAATTGACTACCATTTCCACGGAATGAACCCGTAAATGCACCAGATACAGGTGAATTTGTTCCTATTGCTGACCCAGATGGTCCAATAGATAATGAACCACCATTATCTCTAATTGCCAATGTACCAAGATATAATGTTGAACCAGAAAGATATAAATCTCTAAACTTTAATGTTGGTGAACCAAGGTCATAAATATCTGTTGTTGATGGAACGATATGTCCTGATGCTGTGGTTGAACCCGTAATATATAATCCTGCTTCAATATCCGTTCTTCTGGTTGTAAAATCAACACGAATAGAACTTGATTGTACTCTATTATCTAAATGGTCCTCACCCGTTGCAACAGGAATACGACCTGTGGTTAATACTGGTTCATTACCAAGTGTTCCCGTATTCTTTGGACCTGCCAAAAATATTGCACTATTGTAATCGGACCCACTTAAATTTTCGTAAATAAACTTGTGATTTAAACTATCCCAATAAAATGATGCCGTGGTTGGTGAAGCTGAACCAGAGTCAATAATTTGTAACCCAGCAAATCTAAATGCATCGGTTGAATTGACTACGATTTTATTATCACCAACAACAAGTTCAGATGCGGTAGTGTAAAGGACCGATGATGAACCTAATACATTTAAATTACCTGTAAGTGTGAACGAACCAGATACAGTTTGATTACCAATAAATGTGTTAGACCCCGTGGTTGCTATGGTTGCAATGCCAGTGGTATTACGAACATCAATTTGTGAAGATGCGGTGACCCAACCAGGATATTGTGCTGAACTGGTGACTGTTCCACCAGGAAGTAATGGTTTTACTTGTCCTGATGCAGAAACTACACCAGATAATTTATTGGTAATTGAGTTATAATCGATTTGAGAAGATTGTGATACAATACCCGCTAACAACATTGTACCTGTTGCTGTAATATTTTGTGCGGTAATTGTACCAGTCAAGGTTGGTGATGCCGACATCACCACATTACCAGTACCAGTAATTGCGTTTGATACTAATCCATCTGATGCGTTAGTAAAGACCGCTTGGTTTGCGGTTAATGCCGATGCGGTAATATTGGTTGCATTTACTGTTGTTGGTGCAATAGTTTGACTTGCCACACCAGCAACTACTTGTGTTGAACTACTGACAGTACCTCCAGGTAAATTAGCTTTTACTTGTGTAGATGAAGATACTGTACCCGCTGGTAAACTTGCGGCAACTTGTGCTGATGATGATACTGTACCACCAACAGTTCTAAAACGTAATGTATAATTTGGTGTATCGTTCGTTATGATAATACCATCGGCCCCACCGGATGCGGTGACGAATATTCCTGTTGTGATGGTAAATGATTGATTACCATCTCCACCCAATGTATTTACAGTTGGTTGTCCTTGAATTGCTTGATAATTAATTTGATTGGATGAACTGACTACAGTTTCATTATCCAATTTATTTTTTACACGAGTATCGGTGTAGTATAAGTTAGTACCTTCAGCGACATCTGTGGTCGATAATGTTCGTGACCCACCAAGTGATACTGCGGTGCCGTTGATAGTGATTTGACTATTATTGAGTGCTGCATTAGGTATACCAAATAACTGTGCACCACTACCACTAAATACGGATGTAGTTCTGATACTACCTGTTGCGAGAATACCACCCAATTCCAAAGAAGATCCTGAAATAGCTGTAACGAATTGTCCAGAACTACTAATAAGACCGGCTGGTTTGTTAAGAATATTTACGAAATCTCTTGCGTCATTCGTTAGTTTTTCTTTTTCAATGGATGCATTGGCAATATCAAAACTCGCAGTAATAGATCCTGAGGAAATATTGACCGCCTTACTAAACGTCACATTTTCGGTAAAGGTGACAGTATCGGTTCCTGAACTTGCGGTACTGATATTATTGACTTTTAATATACTCATATTCTACTCAACTAAAGTGTATACACCCCCGTATAAATATCATTTTATATACAAAGAAGCGAAAAAAGGCACCCATTTTGGATGCCTTTTTCGAATATTAACTTGTTATTAATCATTAAGTTGCGTATAAATTGGTTCCTACAGGAACAACAAATCTATACTGTGTTCCACTACCAGAAACGATTCCAGAGAATTGTGACCCAGACATTACCATTTTGTCTGCTGTAATAGTTCCTGTTAGGGTTGGGCTTGCACTCATCACCACATTACCAGTACCGGTGATTGCGTTTGATACTAATAAATCTGACCCGTTAGTAAATACTGCTTGACTTGCAGCCAATCCAGTTACAGTCAATCCAGTAAATGATGGACTATCTCCTGTTTGTAATCCTGTATCCACATCGGTATTATTACCGTTGATGGTGATTCGAACTGTACCCTGACTTGGTGCCGATGCTGTAGAACTAGATACTGATCCACCAGGAAGTAATGGCTTGACCTGTGCCGATGATGACACAACTCCACTTAATTTATTTTGTATACTGTTATAATCTATTTGTGTTGATGATGAATAAATACCTGCCAACAACATCGTACCTGTTGCGGTAATATTTGCTGCGGTCACCGTACCTGTTAAGGTTGGTGATGCAGACATTACTACATTTCCTGTACCTGTAATTGCGTTGGATACTAATCCATCTGATGCGTTTGTAAAGACTGCTTGGTTTGCAGTTAATCCTGACGCAGTTACTGCTGTTGCACTTACCGCATTGGTTACAGTTAATCCTGCAAATGTTGGACTGTCACCCGATTGTAATCCTAAATCGACATCACTTAAAGCAGATCCGTTTAAGGTTAGTCTTGCAGTACCTTGACTTGGTGAAGTAAATGCGGAGCTACTATATACACCAGATAATTTATTGGTAATTGAGTTATAATCAACTTGACCAGAACTTGATACTGTTCCACCAGGAAGTAATGGTTGTACTTGTGTTGAAGAAGAAACCACTCCACTCAATTTATTTTGAATACTATTATAATCTACTTGTGCTGATGACGAGAACATTCCAGTCATCGAACCACTAATTCTACCACCAAGAACAAGGATAGAACCTGTTACACTCATTACGTCATCAACAGTATCACCAAATTTAGATGAACCCGATTCGTAAATGACCGATGCAGATACATATTCTGTTATAAATTCTTCTGCTGTAAGTGTTCCTGCTACTGTAAGATTTTGTGGGAATGTGAAATCTGCTGTTGCAAATGTAGTTCCCGTGATTCCATTTAATTGAACTTGTGCTGATGAACTGACTGTTCCACCAGGAAGTAATGGTTTAACTTGTGCGGATGATGATACTACACCACTTAATTTATTAGTAATTGAGTTATAATCAATTTGACTTGATTGCGACACAATACCAGCCAATAACATCGTACCCGTTGCTGTAATATTTGCTGCGGTCAATGTACCTGTTAATGTTGGACTTGCACTCATCACCACATTACCAGTACCGGTAATTGCATTACTGACTAGTCCATCACTACCATTAGTAAAGACCGCTTGATTTGCTGTTAATGCCGATGCCGTAATATTTGTTGCATTGACCGTGGTTGGTGCAATAGTTTGTCCTGCTACACCAGCAACTACTTGTGCTGAACTACTAACTGTACCACCAGGAAGTAATGGTTGTACTTGTGTTGATGACGATACTACTCCTGCTAATTGCGATTGAATAGTAGAATTAATTGCGTATGAACTGGTTGCTGCATTTAGTGCATTTAGTGATACTTGTTGTGTTGCATCAACGGTTGCCAATGAAGAACTAAATGTAGAGTATCCACTAGTTGTGGTAATATCCACTTGTCCAGATGACGATACTGTACCCGCTGGTAATAGTGGTTGTACTTGTGTTGAACTTGATACAACTCCACTTAACTTGTTTTGAATACTGTTATAATCAATTTGACTTGATGCAGTGACCCAACCAGGATATTGTGCTGAACTGGTGACTGTTCCGTTTGGTAGATATGCTTTTACTTGTGCGGAGGATGATGCAACTCCTGCAAGTTGTGATTGTATAGTCGCGTTAATTGCGTATGAACTGGTTAAACTTGCTAAATTGTCAATACGTGTAGTTTGTCCCGCATCAACCGTTGCCAATGATGAACTAAACGTTGAATAATTTGTAGTAGCCGTAATATCAACTTGTCCTGAGGAACTAACTGTACCACCAGGAAGTAATGGTTTAACTTGTGCCGATGATGATACTACGTTTGCAAGTTGTGATTGTATAGTTGCATTAATTGCGTATGAACTAGTTGCTGCGTTCAATGCATTGATAGAAACATCTTGAACATCATTTTTGGTTGCTATAGAAGAACTAAATGTTGAATATCCAGATGTGCCTGTAATAGCAACTTGACCCGATGAGGATACAGTTCCACCAGGTAACAATGGTTGAACTTGGGTTGATGACGATACTACACCAGACAACTTATTTTGAATACTATTATAATCAACTTGTGTTGATGATGAATAAATACCAGCCAACAATATTGTACCTGTTCCGGTAATATTTGCTGCGGTCAATGTTCCAGTAATAGTTGGTGACCCTGCTCGCACTACATCACCAGTACCCGTGGTTGCGACCGATACTAATGTATCGTTTGCATCTGTAAACACTGCTTGGTTTGCAGTCAAACCACTAATTGTAGCACTTGATGCTGTGAGGTTTGTTCCTACTGACAATCCATTAGTAATAGAAACGGTTACACCATTATCACTGATTTGTGAGTCAGTTACGTGTTCTAGACCATTACTCTTCAATACTCTGTTTTGTGTGAGTAGTGTTTCGTTACCGATGTTATTAAATGTTTGTGGACCAACGATTACAACAGATGATGTTACACCACCTGCGGTGTTTTGGTGAACGAATATCCATTGGTCATTGATTGAGTCAAAATAAAGTGATCCACTACGAAGTGGTGACGAACCAGAGTCAATAACTTCGATACCACCAAAACGTGTGCCCGGTGTATTGGTATTCATCGTTATTATATTAGTACCAATATTTAATGTACTTTGTGAGATGTAACTAACAGATGATGAACCTTGTACTATTAAGTTTTGACTAATAAATAATGAACCAGTAATGGTTTGATTTGCAGTAAAGATATTTGAACCAGTAGTTGCTATTGCACCGATACCAGTGGTATTTTGTACCACAACTTGTGCTGAACTACTGAGTACTCCATCTGCATCAAGAATTGCATTAACTTGTGTTGAACTACTAAGTGTACCTGCTGGTAATAGTGGTTTTACTTGTGCACTACTTGACACAACACCACTTAACTTGTTGGTAATAGAATTATAATCTACTTGACCAGATGAGGATACTGTACCATCTGGAAGATATGCTTTAACTTGTGCCGAAGATGATGCTACTCCTGCAAGTTGTGATTGTATTGTAGAATCAATTGCGTATGAACTTGTTGCTGAGTTTAATGCGTCAAGTGATACTTGTTGCGTAGCGTCTACTGTTGCAAGTGATGAACTAAATGTAGAGTATCCAGTAGTTTGTGTAATATCTACTTGACCAGAACTTGATACTGTTCCACCTGGAAGATATGCTTTAACTTGTGCTGAAGATGATGCAACTCCAGCAAGTTGTGATTGAATTGTTGCGTTGATTGCATACGAACTGGTTGCTGCGTTTAATGCGTTAATAGAAACATCTTGATTATCATTTTTAGTTGCTATTGAAGAACTAAACGTTGAATATCCAGTAGTTTGTGTAATATCTACTTGATTGGATGCACTTACAGTTCCGGCAGGAAGTAGTGGTTGTACTTGTGCGGATGAAGATACAATACCCGCAGGTACATCTATTAATGAAGAATAATTTAATGAACCTGTGAGTGATGATCCAGATATATTACCAGCAAATATTGCCATTATTCAATCTCCGACAACATAAATCTATATTTTTTACCAGATTTATTGTTTATTATGTATAAGTGTTCTTCACCTTCTTGGATCGTCCAGTTGCCTGTTGTTCCATCCACTATATTACCCGAAGAACCTTCATTAGATAAGATTAAGTCACCCGTGTAAATATTTGCCCAACGTTTATCAGGTGCACCTAAGTTATAAGTATTATCTGCAGTTGGAGTGATATGATTTGAACTACTTACTCCAGCAAATGTTGGTGTGTCTGTTGTTTGTACACCCAAATCAACATCAGATAGTGCTACACCATTAAGTGTAAGACGTGCGGTACCTTGTGATGGTGAAGTAAATGCGGAACTACTATAAACACCACTTAACTTATTTGTTATACTATTATAATCAATTTGACTTGATGCAGTCACCCAACCAGGATATTGTGCTGAACTACTGACTGTACCACCTGGTAATGAGGAAACTACTTGTGTAGAACTTGATACCACTCCAGGTGATAATATTGAACCTGTGAACGAAGATGCAGATATTGCACCGACAACCAACAATGATCCTGTAATATCTAATCCATTACTAAATTCAATATTGCCAGAAATATATGATGCGGTTGATGCAAAACTTGCACTTAATACAGTCCAACTACTTGCTTGTGCTGATGAACTTACTGTTCCAGCTGGGAGTAGTGGTTGCACTTGTGTAGAAGATGAAACAACACCACTTAATTTATTTTGAATACTATTATAATCAATTTGTGTTGATGATGAAACCAGTGTTGGTTTATTATCAATATTTGCAAATGTTACATATGATGCGGTGATTGCATTTTCTACAACACCAGATGTTGCTAATGCAAAGGATGCCGTCAATGCATACGATGCTGATGTATTACTTAATGCATTAAATTGTTCCGAACTACTAATAACACCAGTTAATTTATTGGTTATGTTATTATAATCAATTTGACTTGAAGCGGTCACCCATCCTGGGAACTGTGCGGATGAGGATACTGTACCATTTGGTAATAATGGTGCTACTTGTGTTGACGATGAAACTACACCACTTAATTTGTTAGTAATTGAGTTATAGTCAATTTGTGAAGATGCGGTCACTACTCCAGATGGTAATACTAATGCACCACTAATACTACCAAGAACACTTAGTGAACCTGTAAATTGATGTGTGTCATCTGCGGTATCACCAAACTTGGTAGAACCAGATTCGTAAATAATTGATGACGTTACATATTCGGTTTGAATTTCTTGTGCTGTTAATGTTCCACCAACAGTCAAGTTTTGTGGGAATATAAAGTCCGCAGTTGCAAATGTAGTTCCAGTTATTGCATCAAGTTGAATTTGTGATGATGCGGTAACCCAACCAGAATATTGTGCCGATGCACTTACTGTACCATCTGGTAAGAATGCCTTAATTTGCGTAGAACTACTGACTAAATCTGCTGGCTTGTTTGCTACAGAATTCCAATCACTTGCTGCACCAGGAACATAACTTGCAGTTAATGCAAATGATGATGTTGCTGGTGTAAATGTTATACTGGTTGCTGCACTTGCTGTAGTTGCAAATGATGATGAAATAGCGTTATTTGCCCAACTACCAGTTCCAAGCAGTGAACCTGTTACTCCACCCGATGTAAGATTTAAACTACCAGTTACAGAAAGTGTACCCGATACTGCCATTGACCCATTAAAGGTCATTGTATCTGCTGTGGTTGTTAATGAACCACTAATTACTTGGTTGCCAACAAATGTATTTGAACCAGTTGTTGCTAATGCACCAATACCAGTTGTATTTTGCACCACAATTTGTGATGATGCGGTGACCCATCCTGGGTATTGTGCGGAACTGGTAACTGTACCACCAGGTAGTAATGGTTTAACCTGAGTAGATGATGATACTATACCAGAATTATAATTTACAGATGACCAGACAATTTGCGATGATGCAGTTACCCATCCTGGGTATTGTGCTGAACTTGATACCGTGCCATCAGGTAAAAATGCCTTAACTTGAACAGAACTTGAAACTAAATCTGCTGGCTTGTTTGCCACAGAGTCCCAATCACTTGCTGCACCAGGTACGAAGCTTGCGGTTAATGCAAACGATGCAGATGTACCAGATAATGCGTTAAATTGTTCAGAACTACTAATAACACCACTTAACTTATTCTGTATTGAGTTATAATCAATTTGTGCAGAACTACTGACTGTTCCTTCTGGTACACTTTGTACATTTAGTGCGTATGACGATGTGGTTGCAAATGAACTTGTAAGAACTCCTGTAATTTGGCTGCCGTCACCATTGAAAGATCCTGTAAATGAACCAGATAGTGGTCCTGGTGTTGCTGTTGATGGATTTGATCCGGAGTCAATTACCGCTAAAGATCCATTAATAATTGTTAATGCTTTTTCACCAAGATAAATGGTAGAGCCAGAAAGATACAAATCTCTAAATTTATTACTTGCACTACCCAAGTCGTATTGTTCATCTACACTTGGAATAATATGTCCACCAACAGTAATACCTGCTGTTGTGGTTAAACTACCAGTTAATTCGTGTTCATTGTTTGCTTTTAATCGTAACTTAGCGTCCGTGTAATCTTCACCACCTGCGAAAATAGTAACAGTACTATTAGCTGTTGCCGTACCAATTACTAGATTACTTCCAGTATGGAATAGATATCCATCACCAGGTAAGTCGTGTATTGCATCACCGACATAACTGGTTCCGTTGATACCCATATTGATATAACCAGATTCTTCGGTACCCGTATCGGATGTAGCTACGATGTCGGATGATGCGTTTGATCCTGTACTGAAGTTACGGATATTAATTTGTAAATAATTGTTTACTGTTGCGTGTGCAGATATTAAATTGTATGAATTTACCGTTCCTGCATAAATACCAAGTACGTCTGGTGCGCTTGGCTCGAAGAAAGTAGTGCTACCAAGTAAGATACTTGAACCAGTTTGATATAATCTACTTCTAAATAATGTATTTGGTGTATTAAAGAACGGAATATAATTTGTTGTTCCACCACTAATAGCTGCCGCAAATGATGCGGTACCAGATAATGAACCAGTAATTCCTTCCGTTAGTGTTAAACTACCAGTAATATCATGCAAGTTATTTGCACGAAGTGTTAATTTTTTGTCTGCAAATGATTCACCACCAGCAAATAAACTAACTGTACCATTTGTGGTTGCGGTGCCAATAACTAAATTACTACCTGTGGTGTAGAGATATCCATCACCAGGCAAATCATATATTGCATCACCAACATAGTTATCACCATTGATACCCATGTCAATGAAACCAAATATTTCTGTACCATTTTCCTTTACCGCTACTATATCAGATGACGCTTGCGAACCTGTACTTAAATTGCGAACATTAATTTGTAGATAATCGTCAATTGTCGCGTGTGCGGTAATTAAATTAAACGAATCGGTTGCACCACCGTATAATCCAAAGATGTCCGGTGCGGTTTCATCAAAGAATGTTGTTCCGTTGAAAAGAATACTTGAACCAGTTTGATAGAATATACTTCTACCTAATGTATCTTCTGTAGTCCATAATGGGAGATAGTCCGCAGTTCCACCACTTACCGCAGTTGCGTATGATGCGGTAATACCCGATAGTTCGTTGATTTGTGCAGAACTACTCAATAATCCAGGAATATTTGGACCCGCAGGGCCTGTTGGACCAGTTGCACCTTCAGGACCTGGTGCACCTGCCAAACTTACTTGCCACGTTGCGTATGTGCCTGAACCTGTTACTGTAGTTACGTCTACAACTAATGCACCCGTTCCACTATTATATGATGTAACTGTACCTTCCATCTTATTATTTGCGTCATATGCAATAATAATAGATTGGCCAATACCATATGCCAATCCAGTAGCTATGGTAAGATTTTGAGTACCTGTTCCAATTGTTAATGATGTATTACTCGTAGTAGTGTAGATGTCACCAGGTAAACCTGTTGGACCTGATGGTCCTGTTGGTCCTGTGCTTCCTGTTGGACCGCTAGCACCAGTTGGACCTGTAACACCAACATCACCTTGTGGTCCAGTTGGACCTGTGATACCAATTGGTCCTGTTGAACCAGTTGGTCCTGTTACACCCGTTGCACCAATATCACCTTGTGGACCTGTAGAACCCGTTGGGCCTGTTGGTCCAATTGGACCTGTTTCACCTATAGGACCTGTAGCACCTGTGACACCAACATTACCTTGTGGACCTGTGCTTCCTGTTGGACCTGTTGGACCGATTGGACCAAGTGGACCTTCTGGACCAGTAATACCTTGTGGGCCTGTTGCACCTGTTGGTCCTTCAACACCAGTAGGGCCTGTACTACCTGTTACACCTTGTGGACCAATTGGACCCGTACTTCCTGTTGGTCCTTGAATACCTGTTGCACCAGTTGGCCCTGTAACACCAATGTCACCTTGTGGACCTGTGCTTCCTGTTGGTCCTTGAACACCTGTTGCACCAGTTGGACCTGTAACACCAATTGGTCCTGTTTCACCTATTGGTCCAGTTGGCCCCAATGGGCCTGTTGGGCCTGTACTACCTGTTACACCTTGCGGACCAATTGGACCTGTTGGACCTTCTGGGCCAGTTGGTCCTGTTGGACCTGTAGAACCTGATGGTCCGTAAATATCCCCTACGTCTACCCATTCAGTTCCATTGTACACCCACAAATCTTGACCAATAATATATGCTGAACCAGTTGGAGCAGATGGAGGTAAACTGCCCGTATCTGGTAAACTTCCACTAATGTTTAATCCAGGACCAATTGGACCTGTAGGACCGGTGACACCTGTTGCACCTTGAATACCAGTACTACCTGTTGGGCCAACTGCACCAGTTGCACCTGTTGGTCCTGTAACACCAATTTCACCTTGCGGTCCAGTACTACCGGTTGGACCTTGAATGCCTGTTGCACCTGTTGGGCCTGTGACACCGACATCACCTTGTGGGCCTGTTGAACCTGTTGGTCCTTGAATACCAGTTGCACCAGTTGGTCCCGTAACACCAATATTACCTTGCGGACCCGTTGCACCTGTTGGTCCTTCTATACCTTGTGCACCTGTTGCACCTGTTGCACCGATTGCACCTTGTGGACCTGTTGAACCTGTTGGTCCTGTAGGACCGATAGCACCTTGCGGACCTTGTGGACCTGTATCACCTTGTGGGCCTGTACTTCCTGTTGGGCCTTGAATGCCTGTTGCACCTGTAACACCTTGTGGACCTGTTTGTCCTTGTGTACCAGTTGGACCTTGAATACCAGTTGCACCTGTAACACCTTGAATACCTTGTGGGCCTGTTGGTCCTGTAACACCTTGTATACCTGTTGGTCCTTGAATACCAGTTGGACCTGTAACACCTGCGGGTCCAGTTGGTCCTGTTGGTCCAATTGGTCCCGTAGCTCCATCACCAGTTCCACCGTTCAACGCATATGATGCAGTCAACGCATACGATGATGAAATACTACTGGTTGCATTTGCGGCAAAGGAAGCGGTCAAAGCATACGATGCAGAATCTATATTACCAACAAATGATCCTGTAAATGAACTTGCTGTGACCGATGTACCTACAATTAATCTATTATTGATAAATGCGCTATTTGATGCAGAAATATCAGTATATTCTATTGCACCACCAGATATGAAAACTTCGGCTCTAAATGCATATGAGGAACTTACTGCGGCATCAGCCACATTTAAGAATGATCCTGTTCCACCGAGGTTTCTAACAACTACATCTGGTTTTTGTATTACTACAGTAATGTCTGGTAAACTCATTTATTATCTCGTTGCAGCTGGACGGACGATGAATGGCCCTTCTAAAATACGGCGATTTACTGGTACAATAGAACCGCTACTAATTAAAATATCATACACATATCTACGTTGTGTAAGATTTGATGTTTGTTCTTCATTTAATTGAACAACTACACTACCAGATGTATATGGTAGCATTTTTACTGTTGTAAAAGTTGCTGCCACTTCATCCGTGGTATAGTTTTCACGAATTTGTCCTGTGATATTATAATGTGTAATGTCGAGTGGTGTATTAGATGTTGTTTGGATTAAACTTAATAGAATTTCAAATGTTTCCCCTTGACCTACTCTTAATTCTGTAAGTTCTGCCATAAAGTACACCTAAAGTTAAATATTTTCACCTCTATATAAGTATCAAAATAATCTATACAAATAGATTTTATAAGTAAAATCCCCTTCGTGAGTATACAATTACTCGCATCACGAAGGGGATAAATACATCTAATTTTTTAGATTAGTAGTTCAATACGCAGTAGTCTGGTTGGATTTCCAATTCGATTGCTACGTTATCACTAGTATCAGACCATTCGAGATCACCAAATGTTGCACGTGTAATTTGTGCACCCTTAATAATCCATTCTTCTACCTTGTCACCTACTGGTCCTAATACTTGAAGGGTTAAATCCTTCTTGTAGAATTCTGCGTATCCATCACGACCTGTAACTGATTCGTGATGTAAACGAACCCATTCCATTACTGCTTGTGCCCCTGATGGAACTACAGGATCGTACAAAGTCATTGTGATTGGTTGCCATACAGACACACCCTTGACGAAACGAACGGTGTTGATGTGTGGAACCTTGATTGTGTCTTGACGAATTTCAGGGCGACTCACCTTTCTAACGATGTAGGCTGGAACACCTTCGATTAACATTAGAAAACGATTTTTGACCTTTGGTTCGAACGCCGTAAAGAAAATTTCATTTTCGGCTACGATATTATTTGCCATTTGTATCTCCTAACAGATTCTTAAATAAATAGTCTATAATCCAAAAATATAACCGATTATGCCCCTGGGAATGTTGCACCAGTTGGGAGAATGTTGAATTCTAACTTAATGAATTCAGCAGTCTTTGTTGGTTGGAGATACAATTGACCAACCAAGAGATTACGGTCAATTACGTCTGGTGTATTATTGGTTTCGTCCATAATAACACGGAATGCGTATAGACCTGAACGTTCTTGGACATTTGCCAAGAATGGATTTACGATGTTGAGGAATCTACGACGAGTTACTTCAACATTTTGTTCGAATACGAGGAATCGTGCTGAACTTGCGATGAACTTCTTAACGGTGATTAACAAACGACGAACGTTTACACGGTCAAGAGCTGATGAACGGCGTTGGAGGGTCTTTTGTCCCCACACACAAATACCTTGTCCTGGGAATTGTGCGATTGGATTAATCTTGCCTTCATATAATTCATCACGATTTGCTTGTGTTAATCGTGTCTTAACACCTGCTGCTCCTGGAATTCCACCACGATTCAAACCTGCTGGTGCAAACCATTCTGCTGAGGTATTATCACTATATGCGTATACTTCTGGGAGAACTGCTGATGGTGGAACAAATGCAAACTTGTTTGTATCTGAATCCAACACTCTTACCCAAGGATAGTATGCTGCTGCGTAGTTACTATCAATTAATGCTGCGGTGTTGATTGCTGAGGTAATCGTATCACTTGCACCTACGATGTCCATAATATAGAAACAATCACCACGAGTTTCACAAACATTCAATGCGTAATTTGCGATATATGAATGTTGTGAATATACAACACCAGGTAATACCAACAAGTTAATATCAAATGTGTCTGGATTTGCAATTGCATCAAGTGCTTTCTTATATGCACGTGAACCTGCGGTAGTTGATGTACTTAAATCAAATCCTTGTGTATTTGTTGCTGTAATACCATCGTACATATTGATTAATCTTGCTGGATTTAATCCGTCAAATCCACCTTGGAATGGAACGGTAAACTTCAAGAATGCTGCCAATGATGGTGCACTTCCTGCAAGATATTGTGTTACTGTAAAGTTAGTACCTGTACCTGGTTCGTACAATTCATTTGATGCCAAATTTTCAAGACTGAATGCTGAACCAACAGTTGCAGAGCCACTTGGAATAGGTGCTAAGAACGATGTGTTGGTATTTGGTACAGTTGAGAATTGATAGCCATAATATTCATTTACATTTTGTGTAGCTGTGGTACTATAACCACGAGTACTTCCTGACACCCAAGTAGATACTGTATAGGTTGGTGCAACAACTTCAGAAGTTGATGTACCGATTGGTGAACTTAATGCAGCAAATCCAAATGGTAATGCATCCGATGATACATTTTCAGATCCTTCTGCCATTTCAACACGAATATAACGTGAGTTATTTTGGAAATCACCTTGGAAATAACGTTCACCAGTATTTGGGTCATTTACAGGTGCACTATTACCGATACGACGAGCAATGTAGTTTGGACTATCTGGATCTAATGTTAATCCATCATATTGTTCTAATACACTTGGAACTGCATCTGTGTCATTAAAATCACGAACTTGAAGTGTGAATGTACCATAATCACCTTCAATTAATGCCTTCTTTGGTCCTAAGATAGAAATCTTGACTTCCTTGTTTGCGGAAGTTCCATCACTTAATGTGTGAACCTTAAACAAGTTTTGGTTGACACCACCAAGTTCTTGTGATTGAATCCAAGGTGTTGATGCGAATGTGTAGGTTCCATATGTTGAACCAGACAACATTAATGCATCTGAATTTACAGCTGCTTCAATTGATACCGATGCACCACCACTTACTATAGCTTCTGGGAAGATAGAGTAAATATATGCACCCTTTGTACCTGTTGGTCCAAAGGTAAAGTAGTTTCCGATATATCCACCAGCAGTTGATGTTGATGATAGTGATGATCCTGTGAATGAACCACCGGTGGTTGTTAGTGCGATACTAAAGTTTGAACTTGCTCCACTACCAGTTACTGCGGTAATGTCACTACCAGAAACGGTAGGATGAAGAATTGCATAAACAAACGAACCACTAGTTCCAGTTGCTTTAACAACTACTGGTGTGTGAGTTGCGTTGTCATATCCGTCTAGACCAAGAACACGAACAACCGTTGCTTGTCCTGATTCACGAAGATAATTCTTAACTGTTGAACCCAAGAATGACTTACCATCAGGTACACCAAACTTAGCTTCAAAATCAGTTGGACTTGTAACTATAGTAGGAATAAATGCTGGTCCTCTTGGTGTTGGACCAATAAAAGCACCAGCAATTTCACCGACCCCTTGTTCTAGGAAACTAAGGTCACGCTCTTGTGTGAAAACGCCAGGACTAACAATGCGTTCTGCCATACGGAATCTCCAATATTACTTATTTTTCAGGGGTAAATACACCAGTTTCTACATCCAAAGAACCCATTCCATACTTTTGTAAAAGCCCGTCAATTACTTGTTTTTCTTTTGCGAGCAATTCTTTATATTTTGCTACTTGTTCGTTTAATCGTGTTTTGACTGACGTTAAATCTTCTTCCATTAAATCATGCGTCAACTTTAGTTGTCCCGCATTAGAAATAACACCAACAATCTCATCACGTAAACTTTTAACAGACGATAATTCTTCGTCTGTTATCTTTGTACCTTCACTCATATAACCTCCTTAAATATATTCGTACTCGTATTATAAATATAGATTATTTTCGTCAAACATTACTTTTAACCCTCTTCTACCTCAGTAAAAGTAATGATTTTTTTAGTGGAAAATCTTTGTTGGGTAGTACGCATTACCTTGTTGTATTTATCCAACATTTTCTCTGGTAAGAGATATGCATTGACATTCAAGGTAAATGTTGTTCTAACAAGTCTATCTTGGACGTTGGGTAAAACGGTATCCATTTTATATTCATTTATATTAGTATAAAATTTATATTGCCCCCGTTCACCCCAATATTCGTCATCTTCAAAAGATACTTGTTCTACAACCTTATTCATTTGTTCCACATATTCCGTCCAAATGACACATTCATATGTGAGGTCAAAATAATCTGGGGTAACGGTTGCCACCAATTGTTTAACTGGTCGTATTCCATTTACCGCTGCGAATCTGTCATATGGATTGTACTTGTTCCATCCACGGGGTTCAAAATCATGTTCCAAATATTTGTTGACCGATGAATTAATTTTACTCTTTTTCATACTAATTCTACGTAGCATGATAATCGGTAGTTGTATTTTATTGAATTTATCTCTTAATACCCCGTCTTTTTGAACACTTTTCCAGCGTTCGGGATTTCCATAAATCACTGGAACTTTTACCGATTTACCATCTTGTGTGAGAATTGGTTCTATTCTATTAGTCAAATACTTAATCAACGTTTCATCAATCGTCATCAATGTGATACTGATTGGCATATCACTTGCATCCGACTTTGTATCATTTGCACGATTTTGATATTCCGTTGGCTGCTTATTGTCTGTAGCTTGTTTTATTAGTTGTTCTGGTGTTCTATTACTATAATCGGCCATTAGGTATTAGCCTCCTCAATTTGAATACCACTACGACGAGTCAAATGTGCTGAACAAATGATTGAGTGGGTATTGTATGGTTGTCCTGCGACCAATTGAACATCATTTGTATTATCTATTTCATAATACAATCCATTATATGATACAATATCACCAGCTTCAGGATATACATCTACTTGTTCTAACAATGACCGAACAAATCTAAATTCAATATTTTGCATCGTGTCCAAACCAAACCCATCTTTAGTATCTTGATTTGTTTTTGGATACTTGACCAATGCCTTCAATTCTACAGGTGTATATCTTGCCTTTTCCGTTGCTTCACCATATAGGTTGACAGCAGTGGTTTCTAATGCAATTTTATATAAAATTACATCAACATCAACAACATCAACAACTATTTCACGATTGATATGTTGAAAGAAAGTAAAATCTTTTTGAGATACGAAACGTGGCATATTATCCGATGTAAATTAAATTTGGAACTTTAGAAAACATTTCTTGCATCATTTTTGCGTTTTCTGCTTGCTTCTTCATTTGTGCCTGTAATCCAGTTTGCTCCAATGTATCACGAATTTCTTTAATGAGAAGGTCACGTTCTTCTTTCCCTTCACGACGAAGTGTATCTCCGTCTAATTTTATTTCAGCGTCTGGAATAGGAATTCTATCGTATTTACCACGAATGTTTCCTAAAGTTTCCTTTGCTAGTGCAAGAGTATATCTAAAAATCCAATTTCTACCTATAGAATTTATACTATAATATGGTATGTGATTATAAGGAACATTTGAAAAATCAGATACTAATGATGTTGAACTATCATATGTTGTACCTGCTCCTTGCTTATCTCCTACTACGATGTAGTCAAACCATATGGTTGCATTTTGTTTAAAGATAGGACTAAATCTAACTACATTATTTGATATTTCAAATGAATACTGACTCTTACGAATCATATCATTGACTTCGATTGCTTGAATACGGAGTAAATCTTCGTAGGCTGGCATCATCACGAAGGTTACTGGTGGTGAATATCCATCAAATCCAAATTCACCCATCAAGTTTGTTAGACCAAGACCCGTGGTTGCAAATGGGTCATAGTAACGTGCGATTGCTGGTGGCATATAATGATATACACGACGAATTTCAATCGCTGCACCACTTTCAAATGGGTCTGCCCATAATGTTTTTAGGTCATATGATTGCGTTGCAACTGATGCAGATATATATCCTTTCTTTATTTGTACATTTCCACCCGATTGTGCTTCAGTACCATATTGAGAAGATAATTTTACAATTTGTGGCAACGAGGAACCAACTATATTTTTTTGTGTAAGAATACTTCCTGTGGATAATCCCTGCAACGACAACATATGTTCACGTGCTTGAAACTGATTTACTTGTGACCCATATGTTGTGATAGCTTCTTCAAAACATGTATAGAAAATTTTATCTACCAATTCAACGTCTACAACAGAATACCCCAAGCGACGAGCTACATATTCCGCTACTCTTGGAGCATCGGATTGAAACGCAGGTTCGTCATCAAAAATACCAAACGGTGTAATACCATATGGATTTTGTGGATCTCCATCATATACTATTGGGTCATCACTCAATATTGCCATATTAATCTCACGGATAGAAAAACTCTTAATATAAATAGTAGTTTACTTTATATAAAAAGAAAAAGGGGTGACCTTTCGGCCACCCCAATTTCTAATCTACTACCCGTTTACATTAGACAGTTGCTAAACCGTCGATGTAAATCTTACCGAAGAATTCTGGACGTACGATCTTCTTAGCGTAGCGGGTCATTACGCCTCTACGTGGTGTGAAGTTGTTTGGATCGTATACCAATGGAGTCATGATAAGTGGGATATATGGTGCGTATACTGCGCCGGTTTCTAAGAAGTTAGAACCGCGGAAGCCCATTAACATTACGTTTTCTGTCATGTATGGGTTCTTGTAGATTGTGTAACGGTTTTGGAATGAACCAACCTTTGTTACGCCACCTGCGAATTCCATCTTATCACCGTCTGTTGCTGCCATAAATCCTGGGATTGTTTCGATGATTGTTGCAACGGTTGGTGATACTACTGCGAAGTTTGCACCACCTCTCATTGTCAATTGATGAATCTTGTTTGATACCTTTTGCATCTTTTGACCGAGTGTTTGATACCAGGTCATGTTTGTCCAAGCTTGGCCACTTAGTGTTGCACTTGGTACGAATGCGGTACCGTTCCATACCTTACCTACTTCTGCGTGCCAGAATTCGGTGGTTGTTGCGTTTGCAATTAACATATCAAGGATTTCGAGGTCGATTTCTGTTGAGATGTAATCACTTAACATTGCTGTTAATTCTGCTTCTGCATCAACACTGTGGTATGCGTTCAAGTCTTGTGCAAGTTCTGGTGACCAGACTGCCTTCAACTTACGGGTCTTTGCTACGATTGTTTCTGAACGAAGTTCCAAATCAATTTGTGGAATGTTCAAGTTTGTTACTGAGTTGTCACGATCTTCGAAGTCACCACGTGTGGTGTCTGTTGGTTGCTTACTGTATTCGATTGCTGAAGCTGATACCATTGCACCAAGAGCTGATGTACCACTTACGATAAGTGTTACGTTTGTTCCGTCATACTTGGTGAATTCTGGAAGAAGTGCGCCACCTGCAACGTTTGTTGTTACGCGGAATGAACGAACTGCGTTGAAATCTGCGTTTGAGAAACTTACTGCTGGAACAACGAACTTGAAGAATGATGCGAATGATGATGAGTATGTATCGTTGTAGTTTACATCACCATAACCAACTGCTGAACCTGAACCGATTGCTGGGTTCAATGTTAAGGTTGCGTCATTTACTGAGTATGCGTATTCACCAGCACCGTAGAAACCACCACGTGGAAGAACACCTGATCCAGATGTTGTACCATAGAGTGAACCACCTGCGGTCTTACCGTTTACTGTGTTTGCATACTTGAAGTCCATGAAGAATACCAAACCTGCTGGTAAGTTCATTGGTTGGACTGATACGAAGTTCTTCGATGCGATTGAACCGAATACCTTACGTACTAATGGAAGTGCGACACCTGCCCAGTTTTCACCAGCTGTGCCTGAACCACCTGGGTTGGTGGTTGTTGCTTCTTGCAACAATTGTGTTGCTTGGTTTTCTAACATTACTGCCATGCCTTGCTTTTCGTGGCCAGTTAAACCTTCGAGAAGGCCTGACTTTTCCCACTTATTTGCTAATTGGCGGGTTTGTTCAACTACTACGCGGTGTGCTGAACCGGCTTCGTTGATAAATTCTGATACACCTGACATATGATTTATCTCCTAAAAGTTATAGAATGCCTGCGAGTTGTTGTAGACGCTTTGCGACTGTATTTTCTTCTAAAATTTCCTTCTTTGGTGCTGTACTTGCGGTTGGCTTTGATGCCAAACCTTCAGTTACAACCTTACTTGACGAGGTGCGACCCTTATTTGCTGTCTTAGCTGTTACAGTCATAGCTTCAGCTAATGTTGCGTATACCATCTTAACTTCACGAACATTTACTGCACGGTCAAATGATTCAAGAATACTGACCTTTTGTTCGTTGGTCAAACCTTCCTTACGGAAGATCTTGTTGGTATAAAGGAGTTTTGCGTTTAGAAGATTTACTTCGTTAAGCTTGCCTCGTAGGACTTCTACCACCTTACGATATTCTGCAAGTTCTTTTTGAAGGTCTGCCATCTTAGTAGCCATTTGATGCTTTTGTTCCATATCCTTAGCATCTTGGGCTTCTAATTCACGGATGATAGCTTCAAGGTCGAGTTCTTCTTCGCCTTCACCTGCTTCGTGACCCTTTTCTGCACCCATTTCCATTTCACCTTCGTGCTTTGGAGTTGATGGGTCTGTTACAAACTTATTAACATCAGCTGCCATTGCTTCTGCCTTACCGATGTCTGATGACTTAGCTGGAATTTCTGGCTTTTCTACGCCAGCTTCTGGATTTTCTGAAGGATATGCTTCGTCAGCCTTTTCTTCCTTTTCTTCTTCAGCTTCCATACCTTCCTTCATTTCTTCCTTTTCTTCTTCACCTTCGTGCTTAGCTTCGTCGAGTTCTTCTTCCTTTTCCTCTTCTTCAGCTTCTGAAAGTGCCTTTACATCTTCTTCTAATTCCTTGATTACTTCATCAAGGTCAAAGTCTGATTCTGACCAATCATCATACCAATCGGTTGATGAATCGGTTTCACCTTCACCACTCATATCATCTTCTGCTGAGTCGAATGCTGCTGGTGATGGTTCCTTGTTATCACCTGCACCAATGTCAGATGAATCTGCTGGCATTTCTGATGAACCTACTGGTTCACCATCTTGGAATGGTTCTTCCTTTGCCTTTTCTGCACCTTCTGCGGTTTCCATTGCTTCAGCGCGTAAACGCTTTGCTAACATGGACTTGATTTGGGGTGTGAATGTTTCTTCTAATGCGAGCTTTGCATTTGCAATTGCCATATCACGTACAGCATCTGCGTCTGCGATAGCTTGCTTTAAAAGTTCGTTCGTAATTTCTGCCATATTGTGCCTCTCATTAATTTCAATAGTTATTCAAACTATTATATGGTTATAAATACAAAAGCATAGACACCCCAAAAGAGGTGTAATCTATATAATATATATTAGTGTTTTTACAAAAAACACCATTTTTTACCATTCAGAGTTCTTTTTCTTCTCTACCTTCTTTTCTTCTCTAATTCTACGACGAAGTGCTTCTTGTCTTTTAAGTATCTTTTTCTTTGACCGCTTAACATAAAATTCACGGCGCTTTACTTCATTTACAATTTCTGCTTTCTTAACCTGTTTGGAGAATTGACGAAGTGCTCTATCTAAATCACCAAGACTTTCTCCTCGTACTTCAACGTACATACAACCTCCTTAATATTATCGTGTAACTAACTTGTATGCAGTTGCCACCATCTTTTCTGTTGGAAGTGCTAACATCTTCTTACGATTTTCCGGTGCCAACTTATGTAAAACTTTTGTCAACAATGCAGCTGTGTAGATATCAAGCATAACACCATCGATCTCTGCTGGTTTTCTATCCTTTACAATACTCAATATTTGGTTTTGTTTTTCACTGTAATTTTCATCGTATGACACATATGATGGGTCATTAGATACTGTTGGTGTCATATCATTAGATGCTACAGGAATATCCGATGCAGGTACTGCTCCTGCAACCTCATCTTTTTTCTTTGGTAATTTGGAGATTGGAGTTGATGCGTATTTTTTCACATCACCCTTAGACATCGTTTTTGCCAACTTTTGTGCAGTTGGACTAAAATCTGTTGCCTTTGCTCTTCCAGTTTGGATAGCATGAACAATACCCATAAGTTTTTGTTGTGCTTTACTGACTGCTGGCATCCTATCTCTCCAAATATAATTCTGGTCTTACATATCGAAACTTACGCATCAATTCTCCTGCCACTGCGTTTGCTTCGTTTTCGGTGCTTGATCCATCTTCACCGTTTAATTCTTGTCCACTTATACGTTGCTTGTGATGCACCATTTCGTGTGCCAAAGTACGTAATACATCAGCGATATGTCTGTTACCCTTAACGATTACAATTTCATCTGTATCTGGTCTATATGTACCAAATGTCAAATTTTCTTTAGAATAATCACTACCAACGAATTTAATACTCGCAGGTAGTGATTGTAGTTGTAGCTCTTTAGCGACAAACTTTACAAATTCATCTGTTATATTTTCGTTTAGTAAAGCTTTGAGTCGCAAATGTGCCATATTACTTAGTTTTTTTCTTTGATCCTGTAATCTTCTTGGTTGTTTTCTTAACAGCCTTCTTACCAGTTTCTTTAACAGTCTTGACTGCAGCAACTGCGTCTGCAAAGTCAACCTTACCATCACCGTTGACATCAACTGCCTTAACGACAGTTGCTTCAACCTTCTTGGTTGCCTTTAATAATGGTGCAGGTGCTGCCATTACCTTACGATTGACGAAATAAATTACTACTGCCAATACTACTACTAATCCGAAAAACGTTGTCATAAAAACTCCTTTTACTTTAGTTCACCTAAGAAGTCGTAAATTAATGTATCAATACGACTATAGGGGGTGATAATTTTACCACCCGTGTTTTCGTTAATAAATGCCCCGTGGGTACTTGGGTTACTGACAATATCAAAACAAATAAGTGCAAAGTCATCACCGACTTCTACGGTGTTTTCACCGATTGGTTTGACCGAACCCATACCACGAGAAGATACACCCAATCGAATGTTGTTCTTGATAAGTTCACGAACAATATTTCCAGATGGGGTGGATAAAATTTCAATGTTACCAACAACGTCTGCACCCTCAAACCACAAATCGGTTACGTTGCAGCATACATTCTTTAAGTTTACAACTGGACTTTCTGGATGGTCGAGTTCACCTAATGCACGGCGTTGTGATACAAAATTATTTTTGTATGTCATAGCTTCACGTGCTAAAATTTCTTTTGGATATACACGACCATTTTGATTCTTGTGGTCAGCACGTTGTAAAACCACATCCTTCAAAATAAGTGGTTTTGAAGTGTCTGCTGCTTCCAACAACAATCCGTTATCATAAGAGATAACATTATATTCTACGAGTAGTGTTTGCATATTATTGTCCACGAATTTCACGGATGCGTGTTGCTAAACCAAGAAGTTTTGCTTCCAACTTTAACATTCCCTTTTGGGTACGCTTCCATAATTGTTCACCTGCGATGCCTGATTCTGTTTTTAAACGTGAATTCATCTTAATTACACGTTCAATTTCTTCAAGATTTCTATTCAGTTGTGAAATAGCTTCTGCGATTTTTTGATGTGGTGACTTTGTAGGGTCTTTCTTGTATTCGTAATACTTGTTTTCACTTAATTCTTTTTTAACAATTTCCATTTTATCGGCAGGTCTATCTGCTTCTTCTTCACCTTTAGGAGTCAACTTAAATCCTGTAGTTGCGGTTGCAATATGCTTAGAACGAGCGATACTCTTTTCTTTATTACCACGGAAAGAATATGGAGTTAAGTATCCAGGAACACTTGCCGTTGTGGTTGCTTCATCAAGTTCCTTCTTGATAAGTTCACGGATAAGTTCACGAAGTTTTTGTACATTATCCATAAATTAACTCTTTAAAGTGTCTAATGTCTTGGTAATTTCCAAGCCAATCAACAATGCGGTCATATGATTTTCCTTAACGACCTGAACTGTTTTTATTTTTTCCAATTGAGAAACAACTTCTGCTAACTTAATCTTTGTTACTTGATTATTTAACTTTGCTGACTTCGTTTTAATTTCAGAAATCAATTCTTTTGCCATATTTGTTGCATATGAACGAAGTGCTGCTGAATTTGATACATTGTAAATATATTCACGAAGAAGGTCTTTTTGACGGTCATTTAGTCCTACATACTTTTGATTGAACTTTTCCATCAAAATCTTATAGGTTAATAAACGTAAATCTTCTTCTTGACCCTTTACAGTTTCATATAGTGCAGTGTCGTTCTTAATTTCCTTACTGATAATTTTACCACTTAGATGTTCCACGATGGTGAATTTTGCTTCAACCATTCCTTCAATTTCGTTGAAGTCTTGGATTTCATTCACTGCACCATCGAACACCTTATATACAGAAGCATAAACTTTGTAAGACGGAATGCGGGCATTTAAAAATTCTTTTAAATCATAATTGTTTTTAATTTCACGAATTAACTTATATTTTTGAGTATTTAATGCCACTTCATTTAACTTTTTACGTTGCGATATTAATACGTTGATAAGTTCAAATGCCTTTGTTTCACTGAGTTGTTGTGCATTGAAAAACGAACGATAAAGTATCAATTCTTTACCAAGTTCGGTTTTAGAATTGAAATACTCTTTCATTAGTTTGACCGCAGTATCATTACTACGATTATCCAATGTATCTGAGGTAATTTTACGGACTAATAGTTCAAATAGTATGCCCGTATTCCGAATTTTGTTATGCTTGACGTTTGCTTTCATAAACATCCCATTTTGGTGACATTATACCGTCATATATTAAATATAACGAATATTATTAAGACCTTACTTTTATATATCTAAAATATTGTTTTCATCCAACATAGAACCAGTTGGTTCAGTATCTTCCATTATGATTTTCTTAGTTTTTGGACTTGTTGACTTAAGATTGTTGATAAACCCTTGCATTTCTTTAGTCAACGCTAATGGTGATTTTCTTTTATCATTACGTTGCTTTCCAACAGTTAATGAACCCATATTTTCTTTGTGACCAAGTGGATCACGACCTCGTGGATGACTATCTTGACCAAACTTCACACCCACTTTTGGACGGCCCATCTTAGCTTCTTCCAATTCTTCTTCTGGAACTTCCTCTAATTCACTTTCTTCTTCGGAAGGTTCTAAAGATGCTACTATCGCATCCACATCATCTATTTGTTGCCCTTCCTCTTCTTCCGTTGCTGCTTCTACTGGTTCTTCACCTGTTGGTTGTTCTTCCGGTGCTGCTCCACCTGCTTGCGCACCACCTTGTTCAGCTGCGGATAGTTCAGCCATTCTCTTGACATCTTCTGCAATCTTTTTACGTTCATCTTGAATTTCATCATCGGACAATTCAAGAATGTTATGGTAAATCCATTCTTGTGATAAAAGTTTACTACCAGCAATTTGTTCTGCTACCCCAATCTTTTCCTTCCACAGATTGAGTTTTTCTTGTTCGTAAATAACAGAAGGATTTGTTAATGATAATTCGAAATCAATCAAATCTTCATCGGTAAATCCTTGAACATACAAATGTACGATAGCAATCTTGGTGAGTTCCGATACCATAATACGTTGAATACGTTCGATGGTACGTGCGAAACGAACATCTTGTGCTGCCAACGTTGCCTTACCGTTAATATCTTCTTCGTATCCAATAAACGACTTCGGTACCTTGAATGCTGCCATTAACTTGTTACGGAGGTATTCGATATCTTCAATCGCATTGAATTGGAGACCTGGAAGATTTTGGATATCTGTTCCAGAATCCTTACCACGAACAGGAAGATAGAAATCTTCTGTGATATTTTGCATATTGTAACGAAGATTGTAATCACCCGTTGCTGGGTCTACCAATGGTATCTTCTTCATACGGTCAATGATACGATTCATAAACGTATCGATTTCAGCTGGTGGAATGTTTCCAATGTCAACTAAAATCTTACGTTTATCTGCTGCTCTCATAATACGATGAATTAACATCGCATCTTCCATTAATTGTAATTGCTTCCAGACACGGCGACCGCCTTCAATCATTGCCTTACCATATGGAAGGAAGTTGGTGTCCGAAAGTAAACGGAAGTGAGCAATTTCGTAATTATCAAAATCTGTCTTTCCTAAATTTAGGAAATCATTTTCAATCTTAAATTTAACAGAGAATGGATTGCCTGGGTCTTGGCCTTCGATACGGATAGTTTCGTAAACAGACAATGGTAATACATTCACAACACCATATTCTGGGTCAATGTCTAGGTATAAAAAGAAATCTCCATACTTAGCCATGTTTCTGACCCAAGGCCAGAGATTGAATTCGACATTCAATACGTCATAGAATAAGTTATGAAGAATTTCTTGAATTTGTGTATTTTTGGAATGGATGGTAAGAATATTACCGAATTCATCTTTGACAGTTGATTCGTCAGCATAGATGTCCATTACTGATGAGATAATTGGGTCATTATCCATCATATCGTAATCACGGAACAATTGTAATCGTGAACCTTGGAACGCTGCGGCTGCTTCGTAACGACCACCCGCTGCACCATATCCACCCGTCATTGACGAATAGACACGGTGGTATCTATCAATACCGCGTCTATTGATAAACGATTGAATATTGTCTGTGTCGGCTACTTTGAGTCTTTTTCCACCTATGTTACGAACTACCGTATTAGATGAAAATAACTTCTTTAGTCTACCAAATACGCTGTTATCAGCCATAACCCCTCAACTTGTTAGTAGATATACAATTCGTCTATTGACTTGATAACCATTTCAAGAACTGTTGTATCTAAACCCTTAGTTGGTTTTTGCAATAGACTATTTAACATTTCACGTAAATCACGTGCTGGCATGACCACGGTTGCTAATTCGGTCATATGCCATTGAGACATTGTATTGTAGTTGTATGGCATTTCATTGACCTTGGTAATACCTGCCAATAATTCTGCTGTCAACTTCATTACCTTATCTTCTTGTGCTTCCTTTAAAGTTGGAACTAACTTTTCAAGTAATGCGACCAAACGCATTGAATTGATGCGGTTTTCCTTACCTGCTTCGGTGATTAAATCTGTGAGCTTAATCATTTTTCTTCTCCCTATCCAATGCTGTTCGCATTTTCTTAACATCTTGTGGTTTTGGTGCTGCGTTGATTGCCCCACCAGGTCCTACGAGTTGTTCTTCCCATGTACGACATGCCCAGTAACGAGCCTTTGTTCTTGGACCTGGGTTTGAGCAACGATGTCTTGCACGGAATGCCTTACGACGAGAAGGAATGTTCTTCTTAATTTTCATCGTCTTTTCACCACGCTTACGAGCGGATGAACCACCGTGACCAAAACTAACCTTTTTGATATTACCACTCTTTGGGTCACGAACATATACCTTAAACTTCTTGGTGTCTCCTCTCATAATCTTTCCAAGAGGAACCTTACGACCTTGATATTCTGCTTCACCAAGTTGATTTTCGTGTAATCCTTCAAGAACTTCTATTAAACATTCATTACAGAATTCACCTTCGTGTATTTCGTCATCCGATGTGACATCACTTTCGGGACGAACATAAAGTTCTTCTACTGGAACGCAGTTGGGAACCATCTTACCATTTAGTTCTTTCATTCCAACTTGCTTGTATCCGTCCCAACAAGCTTCACATAGAATATCAGCCAATCTAATCATATTTGCTCTCAAAGTCAAGAGTTTATTTCTTTTTAAAGGTAGAAACCATCGTTGGTTTTCCACCTGGATTTCCTGCTTTTCTCTTTCTTACTACAGCTGAACGTTTTTCACCTTTAGTCATTGCTGCGGCGGAACGTGCGGGTCTGCACTTTGGATATTTAGCTGAACCACCTTTACGTTCCTTTTTACCAGCTGAAGCACCACACGGTGGATGCTTTCCAGTTTTCTTATCTTTTCTGGAAATATCCACCCATTTTTGCTTCAACCACTTACCTAATTCACCTTTTGGTTTATACTTCTCATCCAAAATATCTTCGGTAAGTTCAACTAAAATATCTTGTAATTTCATTACTTTAAGAACTTCAACTTATAAATGGTTGAATTAACTAAACTTGAAATTTCATCTACGATATTATTGAGGTCACTATCTTGTGGTAATCCTTTACGAACACTATCAATATAGGTTGATAATCCAGTAAAATACTTTACTACTTCTTCACCTTCAAAGTATTGCTTTTGCGGTGTGTAACCACGGATAATACCATAACGACCTTGGAAATTTTCTGCGTAACTATCTATCAAATCTACAATATCTTCATAATACGAATTTAATGCCTTGTGAGCAGCATATGATGAAGTTTGCAAATGAAAGATATGCGCCTGGTCACGACTATTGAATAGCGTAGACAAAAACTTTGCAACAGTTTCCATTACATTGCTCCAGGAGTTTCTGGCTTTTCTTCTTGTCCGTATTCGTGATAGTTAGTATTTGCTTGACTGATGAAATTTTGTGCTTGTGAAACGTGGTCTTGAATCCATGCTGGAATTTCCTTTTCGTTTTCACCCATCTTTGCCTTTAATTCGGTTGCATTCTTGATGATATCGTCCAATGCGTTGTTTGCCATTGAAACTTCGTGATCTTCACCTTCTGCACCTTCTTTTTTCATTGCCTTACCAATTGCATCACGACGAGCTTGTAAATACTTGTCAGATGAGTCCTTATCACCGTCATTATCGATGTCACCATCTTCTTGACCAACTGGGTCCATTGCTTCTAATTGTGCAATCAATTCATCAAGCTTTGCTGATTGTTCTTCGGAAAGTTCATTTTCTTCCTTGAGCTTCTTCAAGGTCATAGCCAAACGAGCACGTTGTCCCATTTTACCACCCTTTTCAGCAGCTGCCTTTAACTTACCTGCTGGAATTGGTTCGTCTGCTGGAACTCCAAGTTGCTTCTTTAATGCACCTGGCTTCTTGATTGCCTTTTGTATCCACTTTTCCTCTTCGTTCATCGATCCAACTGGTTTTTCACCAAGTGCCTTGATACCAGGTACTAATCCCATTAATCTAATCATTGGAACTCTCCAAAATGTTAAATACTCGTTTGTCCTTTTTGTTTTGCTACTAGATATCTTTTATATAAATCTCGCTTTGCCTTCATCATCTTATCTGTTAAATCCACCTTTCCATCATTATTGATATCTGCATCCTCTTGGCCCATAGGGTCACGGCGCTTATGTGGAATATGATATTCTTCTTTCTTTCCCTTCTTCCATCCACCACCCATACTCTTGTATTTCTTTGCTGCCCACAAATTTGCGTATGCCGATGGATAGACTTTGAACTTTGAACGAGCTGCTGCTTTTGCTCGCGCCCACTTGTCAGGGCTGGTCGGAATATTCTTTTCTAATATTGCTGATATTTCTTCCATCTTTTGAAGTCGTGGGTCGGCAAAATCACTTTTAGTTGCTTTAAACCCACCCCAAGGGTAGCCTTCTTCTTGACTACATCCACAATCTTCAAAAATATATGAATAATATTCTTTATATTCCATTACTTCTTACCTTTTTTCTTACCGTCGATTGCTTTATTTGTAGATGCTGCCCAAAGATATGATTTCCAGTCATCACCGAACTTGTCCTTGAAGTAACGAAGTGCACGCTTATTCTTCATCAACTTCTTACCAATACCATCACGTTTGGTTACTTGGTCTTTCGACATCTTACGTGGTGGTTCACGACGAGCCACAGTACGTTCATCCAATTCAGTTTCAGCTATGGTGTTTTCTTCCTTATTTTTAGCCATATACTGTGCATACATTCTTGCTGCAGCTTTACGACCTGGATGATCTTTATCATATCCCAATAGTGTTTTGACGGTAGCTTCACCTTCGGTTCCATCTGGGTTCTTGTACTTGACCTTTTGTGCCATCATAGATTGTTTTGCCATTTGCTTTTTAAACAAATTTGCTCGTTGCTTATCCACGGCATCTTGGTCAGCCTTATTCCATCGTGGTGATGGATCATCATCTGGGTTTTTTGTATCCCATTCTGCCATGATATTATCTAATTCTTCACGGATAATTTCTAAAAGTTCATCTTTGGTCATATCTTATACCGGTTTAGATTTTGTGACACCACCACGTTTACGCTTTCTACGTCCTGCGCAATGTGCTTTTTGGCTGAAACCCTTTGGATTACTACAATTTATGGACTTTTTGTACTTCTTTGTCCACTTTTCTGTCAGTAAAATATCAACTAATTTAATCATAGTTAAATCCAATAAAAACACTACATTATAAATAGTGTATTATCCTAGTAACCACGATATATTTTCCTTTTTACCACCAATTTCCATTTCATATGGGTTGTGCGTTACGTGACTGTTTGTATAGACGTTTCCTATGACATTGTACTTTGTCTTGTCTATGGCTAGTTTGGTCAATTCTATACCTTCCTGACGTAATCTAAGGGCGGTGTCGCGGACCCACAGACCAATACACAACGCCATCGTTAAATCATCATTATATCCTGTAAGAGCTTCTGGTCTACCATTCTTCCAAATAAATGTGTCCAGTTCAGCACACATACGGGATGATTGAATAGTAAAACTATTTTCTAACATATATTCTTTTAATCGTGCGATGACCAACGGACGGGTTCTTTGTGATGTGGTGAAACCAGGAACCATATTCCGTTCTTCACGATAATATTTTCCGGTCATCTGGTGTTCAACATCAACATATTGTAAATCTTTGGACATATAAAAGAGATTTTTATAACCTCTATCTATAACTTGTTGTATCGCGTTCCACCCTATACTACTATTTTCTGGGATGAGTAGTGCGTCATTATATTCTGTTGCGATGGACACCAACATATTACCAAACTGTTTGGTTTCTACCTTTCCTTTATATTCTGCAACTTGGGTAGAAGTTTCTACGTCTATTACGTGAAATGCAGAATAATCTTCTCCATCCCCACGAGATACGTCAGCCGAGACAATATATGATTTACCAGACTGCGGATACTCCCATATCCATAAGTTTCCGTCAAATCCACCTTTACTGATAGGTTCTTTAACGAACGTAGATTTATAAAATTCTATAATTTCAGGTGGAACAACTGTATTACCAGAAAAGATAAACGAAGCGTCATGCTCTTGTGCTGCTTGCATTTCACCCAAAATTTCTGTTTGTCGGTCACGCCATGCTTGGTCACGTTCTGGATGAACTCTCCAATCTAACAAAATCGGATTAAATTCATTTGCTTTACTTTCTGCTTGTTGCCACATTTTGTGGAAAAAGTTACCCACACCGTTTGGTGTAGAAATAAGAATAGCCTTTCCACCAGTAGATAATGTACTTGATGCTGCGGTCCAGATGACATCTGCGTTGTCAATAAATGCACACTCGTCAAGAATCAATAAGGACAACGCTTCCGAACGCCCTGCGTCTTTACTACTTGCCACTGCCTTAATTTGTGAACCATTAGTGAATTGTAATGACAATTTATTATCTGTTAATATTTCACCACGTAACCACACAGGAAGGTTTTGATGCATAAACCGAACCTTGGTCACCAAATTCTTTGCAGTTTCTTGTTTGGTTGCAATAACGAGAATGTTCTTGTCTTTGTGAAATAACATCAACCATAGTGCATATCCTGCCACCAATGTAGAAAATCCTAGCTGACGCCCTTTAAGAACAATATTGTATCTATTTTCTTCAAATTCCCTCATTGCTTTAGCTTGATAGGGATATAAGTCAAACAACACCCGACCGCGAATCGGATGTTGAATGTATGAATATTTTGATAAAAAGTATTGAGGCTGTAACGCACACTTTTTATATTCTTCTTTAATACGTTCTCGTAACTGTAATGCTGTTGTGTTCATACGTACCTCTTATTTAATTACCAACAACGATGCTCCAAGTCCAATTGCTGCTCCAACCAAGAATGATGCCTTACGACTTGGTAACTTGAACCCTAACATGCGGTTAGGATTCTTTGGTGCAGGTGGAATTAAGTTGATAACTGTTTGGAGACTGTCACCACGGATAAGCGATAATCGTAATGCGTTGTCTTTGTTTTGTAATGCTCGTTCAAGTTCTGATACTTGTGCTGATTGGGTATTAATCGTTTCTTGTTGTTGTGCGATAATAGAATCCTTCAATGGTAATAGTTGACGAGCCATTTCTACAGTATCCGTCAAGGTTTCTTGTAGTTCTGACGCACGTTCCATCATATTTGATGTTTCATTTTTCAATGAATTGACTTGACGCCCAAGAATTTGTGCTCGACCTTCTGCTGCTCTGGACTCATTATCTGCGATGACAATTTCTGCTTTCAAACTATCTGCAAGTTTCGTGACCGAATCTGCCTTAGCTTGAAATTGTTTGTATTCTTCAATATACTTGTCCATCTTGTCTTGGCTGGTTGCGTCTTGCCAGTACATAGCGACACCAAATACAAGGAATACTATTAATAGTTTAACCTTCATATTATTGCTCCTGTGTTTCATAGTATTGTCTGATTTCTTCTTCACTCATACCAGACTCAACCATATCCAAATGCTTTTGTAATTTAGTTATTTCTTCTGCTAAATCTTTTCGAACGGTATCAACATCCATATCCCACTTTTCAATCATCAAAATCTTTTCGTTGTCGGCATGAAGAAATTCTGGTTGTGACAAATTATCGTGATAGCTTTGTAACTCTTGTATTTTGTCTTTGATTGCCGCCATATGATTTTGGCGACCCCGTTCGACAATTACATCGTGCCACTTACCAGACTTTTTCAATTCCATTTCTTCTTTTAACATACATTCGTGACAGTGACCTGCTTTCTTGTATGCTTTTAAATGAACACCATTTAATGGTGTTCCACATTTGGGACACCAAAAAGGAGTTTTAAAACCGTCTAGTTTGGTGACTGATTGAATAACACCATTTTTTCTGGTCCATTTCTTTCCGTCCACATCTTCCCACACCTCACCTTCTTTTCTTTCCACTTGTTGCGGTGTCCATCCAAAGGTGAGTTTTTTATCCTGCTTATTCATTACTTCACTAACTTTTCGTCTTACATCGTGTAGTGCTTTTTCATCCATTCTTGCCATAATAACCTCTTAGGTTTGTGCAAATTTCTTTGCTCTTTCTTGTGTTCCAAAATATCGTACTTGATTCTTTTTATTCTTACCACCAAAATTTCCACCTTCTGTTTCCCAGGTTTCACCAGGTTTATAGAATGATGGGTCTTTTGGTGTTGGTTTTGCTTTTGGTTGTTTCTTTGCTACAGGTTTCTTATCCTTTAACTTAGCCTTTGCAGCTTTTTCACCACCATGCTGTTGTGTGAGTTTTAATGCTTCTTCCGAGTCAGTAGTGACTTTAATAATCTTCTTAAAGATGTCTGGGTCAAACTTTCCATATATCTTAGTGAAGATTTCTTGCTTTGCTCTATCTGTAATTTTTGGGTCACCAAATATTGCTCGTACTTGTGTTCCACTAATGTTCTTACCATTTAACTGAAGTTGCATTTCTGGTGCGATAATATAATATCCCTGTTCTCCGTATCCTTTTCGTTCTCCATCAACTACGTCATCATAGTTTTTGAAATATTTTCCGTGTGCTAATCTTTCCGAGTCCTTTTGACTGACTGCGGTGACATAAGTGGTATCTGGTGGTAGTTGTCCAAGAATTTCTTTTGGTGAATATGGGTTTTTGACTTGTACCACTCTATCTGCTGGAATATCGAACATACGTGTAATGATTTGCTGCTTTTCCTTAAATCCGAATGGTGACTTAGTTGGTTCGGTTACATCACTCGTTGCAATATACACATTATCCTTACCAAACTTCTTCACCAATGCTTGATAAATACTAAAATGTCCTGCGTGGAATGGTTGGAATCGACCAGTAAAGATTGCCACCGTTTGTTTTTCACCAGTTGGTGATGTGGTAGTTTGTGTCGTTA